TTATAACGTCACTCCGCCTTTTAGTGGATTCAGAGCGACGGCATTTTGCAGATAGTCAGGCGCAAGGTGCGCATAGGCCATCGTCTGCTGAATGCTCGCATGTCCCAGAATCTGTTGCAGTGCGATTATATTGCCCCCATTCATCATGAAATGGCTTGCGAATGTATGCCGCAGGATGTGGGTTGCCTGATTGGGTGGTATATCAGGTTTCACTCTGCGTAAAATCCCGCAAAATTTCTCATAATCAACTTTGAATAATTTGGCGCTGGCCTCCTCTTTAACTTTTTTCTCCAGTTCCTCAGAAATCGGCACGGTTCGCTTTTTACCGTTTTTGGTTTTCAGGAAGGTAACCCTGCAATTTGTAATCTGTGCTGGTTTTAGCGTGGCAACTTCCGTCCATCTTCCTCCAGTGCTCAGACATAAAAGCGCGACAAGTAAGTCATCACCAGCCAAAACATTTAACAGTTTTTCGATTTCTGCTTTTTCCAGGAACGTCATTTCAGGGTTGGCCTCCGCCAGTGGCGGCAGTCCGTGAATTGGGTGTTGCCCGGAAAATTCATCCAATTGAATTAATTTTGTGAACATGCCGGATAATCTGTACATGTCACGGTTTATCGTTGCGGCACTGATACCATCACGTAGTCGCATGGAACGATAATCCATCAAAGCCCTTTTGCTCATCCTGCTCACTGGTATATCACCTATGCCGCTGATGGTTTTGAGTAGATGATTAAACTCTTTTGTTCCATGCTCGTGGTTTTGCCCGTGATATTTCCACCAGATGTCCAGCAACTCACTCAAAGTCCGGCGGTCTGCTCGCTGGCCTCCCCATTCTTTCTGACTGGCATTGGCGATTGTGTATCGCTCAAATGCTAGTGCTTCAGCTTTTCTTTCGAATTTCCTGCGGATGCGTTTTCCGTCGCGACCGCGAGGTCTAATGTCCACTTCATAGCGACCATCATCGAGCTTCTTAATTGCCATAAGAAAGCCCTCCGGCGCTGTATTCACCATCTTGGTAGCAAATGGTGAAAATGTAATCTTTATATAGAGTTAGCCAATCCTTTTCGCGGAGTGGTTGGACTCTGTTGACTCTGGCCCAATGTGCGCGAGAGCCGGTGCGATTTGTCCTGCGTCCGGCGCGGTTTTATCTGTCATAAGCCATAGAGCATATTTTTGGAATGTGGGATGCATAGTGATTTTTAGCAAAGCTGTGCCACCGGGTTCAAAGTTTCCTCCTTCATATTTTTTAAGTGTGCTTAGCGGTAACTCTATGATTTCACAGAATTTTGATTGGCTTAGCCCTTCAGCCTCACGCAAGGCCTTAATCTTTTCGCTTAATTTCATTTGACATGGTGCCTATATAGGGACTAAATTCCCTCAAAACTGGAACCTATATAGGTTCCATTGATTTGAGAATAAACCAGCGTCTAAACGGTTTTGAGTGGTTTAGAAAGGGCTGGATCCTATGAGGGTACCATATATGGACGCTGAAAATTATGTGATTCAGTATCCGCTTGATGCGGTTCATGTGGATAAATTTGCTGATTTATTAGGGAAGCCAAAGACAGCCGTCAGTGAAATGGTGAAGGCAAATAAATTACCAATTATTGAATTGCGTGATCCTTGCAAACCGAAGGCTCGTGCCGGTGAAAAATGGGTTTTCATTCCTGAGTTTAATCGCGCTGTACGTGAGGCGTTTTATAACCGACCGGTTGAACAGCGTGATGCATGGCTTTTGTGGATGGGGTTGTGATTATGAATGAGCCGCGTTGTATTGCTCAGTTATTGCGTAACGAAAGCCCTAGGGCGATTGACTTCACCATCACCCACGGGAAGGGTCGCAAGGGAATCATTATCCGCACCAAAAAACAGAGTCCGTTAAAAAAGGCTCTGACCTTTCTGAAAAGCCGGAGGGTCTGGAAATGACAGTGATGACGCTCAATCTCGTCGAAAAACAGCCAGCAGCTATGCGCCGGATAATTGGTAAGCATCTTGCCGTCCCTCGTTGGCAGGATACATGTGATTATTATAATCAGATGATGGAGCGCGAACGGCTAACAGTTTGCTTTCATGCGCAGTTAAAACAACGTCACGCAACGATGCGTTTTGAAGAAATGAACGACGTCGAACGTGAACGGCTGGTTTGTGCAATTGATGAATTGCGTGGGGCATTCTCAAAACGCCGTCAGGTTGGCGCAAGTGAGTATGCATATATTAGTTTTTTAACAGTCAGTCAGCGTCGTACTTTATTTATGCATGCCGGATTGACTGAAAAAGAATTCAATCAGCCATACTGGCGAATTAATGAAGAGTCATGTTACTGGCGTGATGCTTTATTCCGTGCATTACGTGAACTATTCAGTCTGTTTGAGTATGCACCGACAATTCTGACGTCGGTAAAACCAGAGCAATATTTGCATTAAATAATTAACCAGAGTTTTTAACGCACTTAATTGTGCGGGGCTTCTTTTTGCCTGGAGAAAGTCATGCATACAGTTTCTGAAAATCAGTGCGGTAAATACGCATTACTGCTGCAACAGGCCAGAACCGAAGCACAGGCCGACGCTGCGACGCGCTTTTCTTCTCATCTTGACGCCATGATTCGCCATATCACAAAGGCGGAGTTATCCCGCGTGGAGATAGTCGAGCTGCTCAGTCAGGAGTCGGAAAAATTTCACAATATCGGATTGTCTCGCGGGGAGGTGCTTTGATGTCCTGTTCTCATTCAGTTGTATTACTGAATAACGCCTTAAAAATCGCCGTTATGAAAAATGGCGACTTGTCTCTTATTCAACTTTGTCTTGATAAAGAAAAACGCGACATCACTGAATCTGTTATCGCGATTTATCAGAATGAATTAAACCTCCTGTCTGATGTGGTCAATTTACTTGTTAAACGCGCTGTATTCCACAAGCAAATTTCCTCAGTGGATGAACTGACAAAATTAACGACAGAACTTGCCAGTTATTGCGCTGATGTATCCAGGAAACTTAACGATAAAAGGAGCTGATAATGCCGGACAACATAGATTTTATTCAGGAACAACAGGCTGAATTACTGGAGCGCCAGATTAACGCGGCAAGGGTAAAACATTGCGGTGCTTCTGCGCTGGTTTGCGAAGAGTGTGACGCGCCAATTCCTGCTGCCCGTCGTGCGGCTTATCCGTCAGCCACGCGTTGTGTTTCCTGTCAGTCAGTCTTTGAAGCAAAAAACAAACATTACCGGAGAACGGCATGAGTATTCGTATTGAAATTGGCGAACGTTATGTCGTTACCAGTGACAGCTTCCAGTTTATTCTCCACGAGAAAAAGAGAGCGGAAAGCGGTAAAAACGCCGGTCAGGAATGGCTGGCGGTGGTTGGTTATTACCCGAAATTAAGCCAGCTCGTTTCCGGCCTGATGCATCACGATATTCTGACCGGAAGCGCAAAGTCTTTTGCTGATTTAAACGCGCAGGTTGAGCAACTCAGCAAGCGTTGTTCAGAGGCTTTTGGCTCATATGGCCGTTAAAGCCTCCGGGCGTTTTGTCCCTCCGTCAGCATTTGCTGCAGGCACCGGTAAGGCGTTTACCGGTGCTTATGCATGGAACGCGCCACGCGAGGCTGTCGGGCGCGAAAGACCCCTTACACGTGACGAGATGCGTCAGGTGCAAGGTGTTTTATCCACGATTAACCGCCTGCCTTACTTTTTGCGCTCGCTGTTTACGTCACGCTATGACTACATCCGGCGCAATAAAAGCCCGGTGCACGGGTTTTATTTCCTCACATCCACTTTTCAGCGTCGTTTATGGCCGCGCATTGAGCGTGTGAATCAGCGCCATGAAATGAACACCGACGCGTCGATGCTGTTTCTGGCTGAGCGTGACCACTATGCGCGCCTGCCGGGAATGAATGACAAGGAGCTGAAAAAGTTTGCCGCCCGTATCTCATCGCAGCTTTTCATGATGTATGAGGAACTCAGCGATGCCTGGGTGGATGCGCATGGCGAAAAAGAATCGCTGTTTACGGATGAGGCGCAGGCTCACCTCTATGGTCATGTTGCTGGCGCTGCACGTGCTTTCAATATTTCCCCTCTCTACTGGAAAAAATACCGTAAAGGACAGATGACCACGAGGCAGGCATATTCTGCCATTGCCCGTCTGTTTAACGATGAGTGGTGGATTAGTCAGCTTAAAGGCCAGCGTATGCGCTGGCATGAGGCGTTACTGATTGCTGTCGGGGAGGTCAATAAAGACCGTTCTCCTTATGCCAGTAAACATGCCATTCGTGATGTGCGTGCACGCCGCCAGGCAAATCTGGAATTTCTTAAATCGTGTGATCTCGAAAACAGGGAAACAGGCGAGCGCATCGACCTTATCAGTAAGGTGATGGGCAGTATTTCTAATCCTGAAATTCGCCGGATGGAGCTGATGAACACCATTGCCGGTATTGAGCGTTACGCCGCCGCAGAAGGTGATGTGGGGATGTTTATCACGCTGACCGCGCCGTCAAAGTATCACCCGACACGTCAGGTTGGAAAAGGCGAAAGTAAAACCGTCCAGCTAAATCACGGCTGGAACGATGAGGCATTTAATCCAAAGGATGCGCAGCGTTATCTCTGCCGTATCTGGAGCCTGATGCGCACGGCATTCAAGGATAATGATTTACAGGTCTACGGTTTGCGAGTCGTCGAGCCACACCACGACGGAACGCCGCACTGGCATATGATGCTTTTTTGTAATCCACGCCAGCGTAACCAGATTATCGAAATCATGCGTCGCTACGCGCTCAAAGAGGATGGCGACGAAAGAGGAGCTGCGCGAAACCGTTTTCAGGCAAAACATCTTAATCGGGGCGGTGCTGCGGGGTATATCGCGAAATACATCTCAAAAAATATCGACGGCTATGCACTGGATGGGCAGCTCGATAACGATAGCGGCAGACCGCTGAAAGATACTGCCGCGGCTGTTACCGCATGGGCGTCAACGTGGCGCATTCCGCAATTTAAAACGGTTGGCCTGCCGACAATGGGGGCTTACCGTGAACTACGCAAATTGCCTCGCGGCGTCAGCATTGCTGATGAGTTTGACGAGCGCGTCGAGGCTGCACGCGCCGCCGCAGACAGTGGTGATTTTGCGCTGTATATCAGCGCGCAGGGTGGGGCAAATGTCCCGCGCGATTGTCAGACTGTCAGGGTCGCCCGTAGTCCGTCGGATGAAGTTAACGAGTACGAGGAAGAAGTCGAGAGAGTGGTCGGCATTTACGCGCCGCATCTCGGCGCGCGTCATATTCATATCACCAGAACGACGGACTGGCGCATTGTTCCGAAAGTGCCGGTCGTTGAGCCTTTGACTTTAAAAAGCGGCATCGCCGCGCCTCGGAGTCCTGTCAATAACTGTGGAAAGCTCACTGGTGGTGATACTTCGTTACCGGCTCCCACACCTTCTGAGCACGCCGCAGCAGTGCTTAATCTGGTAGATGACGGTGTTATCGAATGGAATGACCCGGAGGTTGTGAGGGCGCTCAGAGGTGCATTAAAACACGGACTGAGAAGACCAAACCGTCAGCAAAGAAACGGAAGCCCGTTAAAACCGCATGAAATAGCGCCATCGGCCAGACTGACCCGGTCGGAACGAATGCAAATTACCCGTATCCGCGTTGACCTTGCTCAGAACGGTATCAGGCCGCAGCGATGGGAGCTTGAGGTGCTGGCGCGTGGGGCAACCGTAAATTATGACGGGAAAAAATTCACTTACCCGCTCGCTGATGAGTGGTCGGGATTCTCAACAGTATTAGAGTCAAACTCAGTGAAGCGTTAACTCAATAAATATGAGTTTATAAGTTAGGCCTCGAGATTTTGTAGAAAGGGATGTATACTGAGTATCGTATAGATTTGGAGTGAGTGATGACTGTAAAGGTGATAGACCTTTTTTGTGGTGCTGGCGGATTAACTCATGGTTTGCAGCTTGCGGGGCTTGATGTCGTTGCAGGCATTGACCTTGAGGGGGAATGTAGGTTTCCCTATGAAAGAAACAATAAATCTAAGTTTATTGAGCAAGATATCGCTAAAGTAACAAAAGAGGAACTGCTGAGGCTTTATGGTGATGCGTCTGTAAAAGTATTGGCAGGATGCGCACCTTGCCAACCTTTTTCAAAATATACTCAAGGAAAAGATAAGGCTGATGATAAAAAATGGCCTCTTCTTTATGAGTTCGAACGTTTAATTCGCGAAGTATCTCCAGAAATCGTAACAATGGAGAACGTTCCTGATGTAACTAAACATAAAGTTTATAATGATTTTTATAATTCATTGTTAAAGTTGGGCTATTATGTTTGGGCGTCTAAGATTGATTGTGTCGAATATGGAATCCCACAAAACCGTTCCCGTCATGTATTGTTGGCCTCAAAATTGGGGGCGATTGAGTTAGTAAAACGTGACGATGTTATTTTGAAAACAGTTAGAGATGCAATAGGAAATCTTCCTCCATTAGAAGATGGCCAAACAGATCCAAATGATATATTACATAGAGCCAGTAAATTAAATCCGATTAATAAAAAAAGAATTATACACTCTGTTCCTGGTGGTACATGGAAGGACTGGCCGAAAGAGTTGGTTGCCGCTTGTCATATGAAATCCAGCGGTAAAGGGTATGCTAGTGTATATGGGCGCATGTCTTGGGATAAGCCAAGTCCAACAATTACAACTCTTTGTTATGGTTTCGGGAATGGGCGTTTTGGACATCCAGAACAGCATAGAGCGATTTCTCTTAGAGAGGCTGCTTTATTGCAAACTTTCCCGATGGATTATATTTTTGTAGAAGACAAAAACAAGTTTGTTATAAGAAGTATTGGGAAAATGATAGGTAATGCTGTTCCTGTGGAACTAGGAAAAGCAATTGGGCAATCAATCAAGAACCATTTAGAATGATAAAATGGCCTGCTTTACAGGCCTTATAACTATTGTTCTAAATATTCATTATTATTTATATAGTGCTCTATATTATTCACGATAGCATCAAGATAGGCGATTACTTCTAATGAAATATTCTCTAAGTCCTGATATGAAACATTTTTTCCAATCTCAGCAAATGATACATTGCCATGAGATAAATCATTACGATGTTGTTTAACAGTGGCTAATTTTTCACCATGTTTAGTGTGAGTGTAATCGGAATGTGTAGAAAAACCATATATTTTCGATTTTTCTTTGATTTCCTCTCTATCAATATTTCCTGAGAATATTTTCTTTTTGTTGAACGTGCCATAAGATATACCGCAAGATATACCTTTGGTAAGGTGATTAACTAAACTTTCAACATTTACAGATTCATTTTTTAATCTTTTTAATATTTCTGACCTGAGATTTTTCCTGAGTTTGTCAAATTCTACGTTTCTATCATAAATAGTCTCATGAATAAGGCAGATAGCTTCTCTCATTGTTGATTCAATGAGGTTATATAACAGTATATATACTGCTCCCTTTAGAGTTTTTCGTGATTGAGCAGTAATGGAGAACTTATGTTCTTTATCATCAGCTGATATCAGTTCTGCACCGGCATACTCAATAAATTTCAAAAGATCCAAATAGGCCAAGATCTCTCCTGACCTTTCGTCAAAATCCTCACGAAAACGATCCATGTTAATCCTCTAATAATTTATCCCGAACATATTCAATTCGTTCAATTACCTTCACGCGACTATTAGCTCCGTCGGAAGTGGTCAATCGTTTGAATTCTTCTGAGCTTAGCCAATCTAAGTTCTTGGGAACAAGGTCAGGGACTTCACGTAATGCAAGTGCTGCGCCAACAGCGAGAGATTCGAATCTAACTCGAGGTGTAGATTTTGCAGTAATAGTTTTCTTGAATCCTGCTGGGAAATAGTTTTCAACAAAAGATAGAACATTAGCAAACTCTTGTTTCATTGAGTTTTGTTTAGTTTCGTCTATATCTCGATTTTCTGACATATAGTCATTTAGAAAATCCCGTACGGAATGATCAAAGTTCTTGTACTTATCTACGTAGGCAAAGAATCTTAATGTAAATTCTAACCGTTCATCTCGTTTTTCTTTAGTCTGAGATAAAGGTGCTAATTCTTTAAATTTAGGTATTGTTGAGCATGGCTTAATAACCTGTGTATATAAATTTGTTGAACCAAGTTCTGATCCTTTACGGACTTCCATATCTTTCAATATATCGCTGCCAGAGTTAATACGCTCAAAAAGATCTCTACGGGTTTCTTCATTGCATTTAGAACTCAATTCTATAACGCGGACAGGAATTCTCATGAAACGACGTTGACGTGATAATGGTAAATCTTGGAATTTGAAACCATTAAGGACGTCTAAAGATTTCAGGTCTTGTAAAACTAATTCATTTTGGATAAAAGCGTGTATAGTCCTAACTCGTTGTGAGCCATCAACAATCTCAATTCGCCCATCTAAATCGGGATCTTCGGAGAGAACATCTGCTATAAATATATATGGTATAGGAAAACCCAAAATCAAAGACTCTATCAATTTTGATTGTCTTTTTTCACTCCAAACAAAATCCCTTTGATAATCAGGAACAAAGAGTTCGTTAGTATCATCCTCTAATCCGTTATGATACTTATTAACTAATAACTCAACGGTAAATTCTTTGGTCTCAAAATCCACATCCTTTTGCTCAGCACGAATTTGCTCTTCAGCGTTTTGCTTTATCACCTCTAGCTGAGCAAGCAACTCTGCTCTTTTCTTGGCATTATCTTCATTTTCTAGTTGAGATTTTAAATCAATAATGTCCATGTCTAGTTCCCTTAACAAGTGTTAAAAATTGAAGCGGATAGCATACCGCATAGATCATGAAAAATGCCATCATGTGCATGGATTTGCATGCGTCAGAAGTCGCTTTTATTGTTAGTTATCACTAGCGCTGGCGTGCTCTTGGAGTGTTCATGCAACTGCATTAAAACCGCCCCATGAAGCGGGCGGGCGAGGCGGGGAAAGCACTGCGCGCTGGCGGTGGTGCTGATTTTATTTTCCAGCGTCTCAGCGCGTCGTGACGGCGCTTAGTCTGCCCGTTGGGCGTTGGTGTGTCTGCGGGATTTTTTGTGCGGTGATGAGCGTGTGAGGGCGTGATGGCGGGGTGTAAAAAAGCCGCCCGCAGGCGGCGATGTTCAGCCGTTGTCAGTGTCCAGTGAGTAGTTTTTAAAGCGGATGACCTCCTGACCGAGCCAGCCGTTTATCTCGCGGATCCTGTCCTGTAACGGGATAAGCTCATTGCGGACAAAGACCTTTGCCACTTTCTCAATATCACCCAGCGACCCGACGTTCTCCGGCTTGCCCCCCATCAACTGAAAGGGGATGCGGTGCGCGTCCAGCAGGTCAGCGGCGCTGGCTTTTTTGATATTAAAAAAATCGTCCTTCGTTGCCACTTCACTGAGCGGGATAATTTTAATGCCGTCGGCTTTCCCCTGTGGGGCATAGAGAAACAGATTTTTAAAGTTATTGCGGCCTTTCGACTTAACCATGTTTTCGCGAAGCATTTCGATATCGTTGCGATCCTGCACGGCATCGGTGACGTACATGATGTATCCGGCATGTGCGCCGTTTTCGTAATACTTGCGGCGGAACAGCGTGGCCGACTCATTCAGCCATGCAGAGTTAAGGGCGCTGAGATATTCCGGCAGGCCGTACAGCTCCTGATTAATATCAGGCTCCAGCAGGTGAAACACGGAGCCGGGCGCGAAGGCTGTCGGCTCGTTGAAGGACGGCACCCACCAGTAAACATCCTCCTCCACGCCACGACGGGTATATTTGGCCGGTGAGGTTTCCAGTCTGATGACCTTACCGGTGGTGCTGTAACGCTTTTCCAGAAACGCATTACCGAACACCAGAAAATCCAGCACAAAACGGCTGAAATCCTGCTGGGAAAGCCACGGGTGCGGGATAAACGTTGAAGCCAGAATATTACGTTTGACGTAAATCGGTGAGCTGTGATGCACGGCAGCACGCAGGCTTTTTGCCAGACCGGTAAAGCTGACCGGCGGCTCATACCATCTGCCGTTACTGATGCACTCGACGTAATCCAGAATGTCACGGCGGTCGAGTACCGGCACCGGCTCACCAAAGGTGAATGCTTCCATTTTCGGGGCGCTGGCGGTGATTGTTTTTGCCGCAGGTCGCGGTGTTTTCCCTTTTTTCTTGCTCATCAGTAAAACTCCAGAATGGTGGATGTCAGCGGAGTGCTGATACCGGCGGTGAGTGGCTCATTTAACAGGGCGTGCATGGTTGCCCAGGCGAGGTCGGCGTGGCTGGCTTCCTCGCTGCGGCTGGCCTCATAGGTGGCACTGCGTCCGCTGCTGGTCATGGTCTTGCGGATAGCCATGAACGAGCTGGTGATGTCGGTGGCGCTGACGTCATATTCCAGACAGCCACGGCGGATGACGTCTTTGGCCTTGAGCACCATTGCGGTTTTCATTTCCGGCGTGTAGCGGATATCGCGCGCGGCGGGATAGAACGAGCGCACGAGCTGGAACACGCCGACACCGAGGCCGGTGGCATCAATACCGATGTATTCGACGTTGTATTTTTCGGTGAGTTTGCGGATGGACTCCGCCTGGGTGGCAAAGTCCATGCCTTTCCACTGGTGACGCTCAAGTATTCTGAATTTGCCACCGGCCACCACCGGCGGTGCCAGCACCACGCATCCGGCGCTGTCGCCACGGTGTGACGGGTCGTAACCAATCCATACCGGGCGGGAGCCGAACGGATTTGCGGCAAACGGCGCGTAGTCTTCCCATTCTTCCAGCGTGTCGACCATGCAGCGTTGCAGCTCCTCGAACGGGAACACCGATACCTTGTCGTCAACAAATTCACACATGAACAGGTTTTTAAAATCGTCGGCGCTGTTTTCGCGTTTGAGCTGCTCAATGTCGAACAATGTGCAGCCGCCTTTCAGGGCGTCCTCAATGGTGACAATCTGCCGCCACTGGCCGTCCGCACAGAGAAGACCACCGGCAAGGGCGTTATGACTGACGTCGATTTCCACACGTTCGGCGGCGCTGGCGCGTCCCCGGTTGAACAGTTCACCCGACCAGAACGGGTAGGCGTCGTGCGCCAGCGTGGACGGGGTGGAGAAATAGGTCGAGCGCAGGTGACTCTGTGAGGCCATACCTGATGCCACCTTACGCAGTACCTGAAAATTCGGGATCCAGAAAATCTCGTCGACGTACAGGTCGCCGTTATGGCTCTGTGCGGTGTTGGAGTTGGTGCCGAGAAAAATCAGTTTTGCGCCGTTATTGCCCAGGACAATCGGGTCACCGGTCAGGTCAACGTCAACCAGACGAGCAAAGGCGATGATGTATTCACGGAACACATACGCCTGCGTTTTACTGGCCGACAGAAAAATCTGGTTATGGCCGGTTTTCAGGGCGCGCAGCAGCGCCTCGCGGGAAAAATAAAACGTCGCGCCAATCTGGCGGGATTTCAGGATATCGCGGATGCGGTGCTCAAGCCCGGCACGATACCAGTGCAACTGATAGTCGAAAGACTGCTCAAAGAAAATCTGCTCCAGCTTTTCGATGGCCTCGTCACTGAAAAAATTCTTTTTCGGTTTGCGACGCCCGCCTTTGTTGCGGTTAGCGATGTTCGGATTAAGGTCTGCCTCGTTGCCGGTCTGGCTGTAGCGGTTTACCCGTGCCAGTCGTTCAATCTGGCGTCCGAGCAGGTCAATTTCCTTGAAGTCACCGCCGGTTTTCTGCGGTTTGATGATGAGCTGGGTCAGCCGCGCTTCCAGACTCATTTCGACACGGCTGATGGGGGCAACACTGTCCCAGCCGTCGCGCTGTTTCCAGCTCTGCACCGTCGGGCGTTTCATCTGCAACATGGCGGCAATCTGCGGCACGGAAAACCCCTGCCAGTACAGCAGCGCCGCCTGACGACGCGGGTCGTGTAAAAGAGTGGTGTCTGTGGTGATGGTCATGAATACCTCGCCGTGATGAATACACGGCAAGGCTACTGAGTCGCGCCCCGCGATTCGCTAATGTGCTGTTGTGTCAGTGATAAACCATCCGGGACTGATGGCGGAGGATGCGCATCGTCGGGAAACTGATGCCGACATGTGACTCCTCTAATCACTATTCAGGACTCCTGACAATGGCAAAAAAAGTCTCAAAATTCTTTCGTATCGGCGTTGAGGGTGACACCTGTGACGGGCGTGTCATCAGTGCGCAGGATATTCAGGAAATGGCCGAAACCTTTGACCCGCGTGTCTATGGTTGCCGCATTAACCTGGAACATCTGCGCGGCATCCTGCCTGACGGTATTTTTAAGCGTTATGGCGATGTGGCCGAACTGAAGGCCGAAAAGATTGACGATGATTCGGCGCTGAAAGGCAAATGGGCGCTGTTTGCGAAAATCACCCCGACCGATGACCTTATCGCGATGAACAAGGCCGCGCAGAAGGTCTACACCTCAATGGAAATTCAGCCGAACTTTGCCAACACCGGCAAATGTTATCTGGTGGGTCTGGCCGTCACCGATGACCCGGCAAGCCTCGGCACGGAATACCTGGAATTCTGCCGCACGGCAAAACACAACCCCCTGAACCGCTTCAAATTAAGCCCTGAAAACCTGATTTCAGTGGCAACGCCTGTTGAGCTGGAATTTGAAGACCTGCCTGAAACCGTGTTCACCGCCCTGACCGAAAAGGTGAAATCCATTTTTGGCCGCAAACAGGCCAGCGATGATGCCCGTCTGAATGACGTGCATGAAGCGGTGACCGCTGTTGCTGAACATGTGCAGGAAAAACTGAGCGCCACTGAGCAGCGCCTCGCTGAGATGGAAACCGCCTTTTCTGCACTTAAGCAGGAGGTGACTGACAGGGCGGATGAAACCAGCCAGGCATTCACCCGCCTGAAAAACAGTCTCGACCACACCGAAAGTCTGACCCAGCAGCGCCGCAGCAAGGCCACCGGTGGTGGCGGTGACGCCCTGATGACGAACTGCTGACCGGCGTCAGTCAGTCCGGGAAAACCTTCACGATTAACCCTTAATTTCAGGAAAAACTATGCGCCAGGAAACCCGCTTTAAATTTAATGCTTACCTGTCCCGTGTTGCCGAGCTGAACGGCATCGACGCCGGTGATGTGTCGAAAAAATTCACCGTTGAACCGTCGGTCACCCAGACCCTGATGAACACCATGCAGGAGTCCTCTGACTTTCTGACCCGCATCAACATTGTGCCGGTCAGTGAAATGAAAGGGGAAAAAATTGGCATCGGTGTCACCGGCTCCATCGCCAGCACCACCGACACCGCCGGTGGCACCGAGCGTCAGCCGAAGGACTTCTCGAAGCTGGCGTCAAACAAGTACGAATGCGACCAGGTTAACTTCGATTTTTATATCCGCTACAAAACGCTTGACCTGTGGGCGCGTTATCAGGATTTCCAGCTCCGTATCCGTAACGCCATTATCAAACGCCAGTCCCTTGATTTCATCATGGCCGGTTTTAACGGCGTGAAGCGTGCCGAAACCTCTGACCGCAACAGTAATCCGATGCTGCAGGATGTGGCGGTCGGCTGGCTGCAGAAATACCGAATGAAGCCCCGGCGCGCGTGATGAGCAAGGTCACTGACGAGGAAGGCCGCACCACCTCTGAGGTTATCCGCGTGGGTAAGGGCGGTGATTATGTAAGCCTCGATGCACTGGTGATGGATGCGACCAACAACCTGATTGAACCTTGGTATCAGGAAGACCCTGACCTTGTGGTGATTGTGGGGCGTCAGCTACTGGCGGACAAGTATTTCCCTATCGTCAACAAGGAGCAGGATAACAGCGAGATGCTGGCCGCTGACGTCATCATCAGCCAGAAACGCATCGGTAACCTGCCGGCGGTACGCGTCCCGTACTTCCCGGCGGATGCGATGCTCATCACGAAGCTGGAAAACCTGTCCATCTACTACATGGATGACAGCCATCGCCGCGTGATTGTGGAAAACCCGAAACTCGACCGCGTGGAGAACTACGAGTCAATGAACATTGATTACGTGGTGGAGGACTACGCCGCCGGTTGTCTGGTGGAAAAAATTAAGGTCGGTGATTTCTCCACACCGGCTAAAGCGACCGCAGAGCCGGGAGCGTAACCGATGACGAGTCCCGCACAGCGCCACATGATGCGGGTCTCGGCAGCGATGACCGCGCAGCGGGAAGCCGCCCCGCTGCGACATGCAACTGTCTATGAGCAGATGCTGGTCAAGCTGGCCGCAGACCAGCGCACACTGAAAGCGATTTATTCAAAAGAGCTGAAGGCCGCGAAAAAACGCGAACTGCTGCCGTTCTGGTTGCCGTGGGTGAACGGCGTGCTGGAGCAGGGCAAAGGTGCACAGGATGACATTCTGATGACGGTCATGCTGTGGCGTCTGGATACCGGCGATATTGCCGGTGCGCTGGAGATTGCCCGTTATGCCCTGAAGTACGGTCTGACCATGCCGGGTAAACACCGCCGCACCCCGCCGTACATGTTCACCGAGGAGGTGGCGCTTGCGGCCATGCGCGCTCACGCTGCCGGTGAGTCTGTGGATCCCCGCCTGCTGACGGACACCCTCGAACTGACCGCCACGGCTGACATGCCTGATGAAGTGCGCGCAAAGCTGCACAAAATCACCGGTCTGTTTCTGCGTGACGCTGGTGATGCCGCAGGTGCGCTGGTACACCTGCAACGTGCGACACAGCTCGACTGTCAGGCAGGCGTCAAAAAAGAGATTGAACGACTGGAGCGGGAGCTGAAACCGAAGCCGGAGCCGCAGCCCAAAGCGGCCACCCGCACTCCGCGTAAGACCCGGAGCGTGACACCGGCAAAACGTGGACGCCCGAAAAAGAAAGCCAGTTAACAACCGAATGCGCCCCGCGCCAGGGCGGCACGCCGGTCAGTGACGGTGAATCACCTGACACTGCACCGGCGTCCACCGCCCGACTTTTCAGAGGTAGTCATGATGACGCTGATTATTCCGCGAAAGGAGGCTCCCGTGTCCGGTGAGGGTACGGTGGTTATCCCGCAACCGGCAGGCGACGAGCCGGTGATTAAAAACACGTTCTTTTTTCCCGATATTGACCCGAAGCGCGTCCGGGAACGTATGCGCCTTGAGCAGACCGTCGCCCCCGCCCGTCTGCGTGAGGCCATCAAGTCAGGCATGGCGGAGACGAATGCGGAGCTGTACGAGTACCGCGAACAGAAAATTGCTGCCGGTTTTTCGCGTCTGGCTGACGTCCCGGCGGACGACATCGACGGTGAAAGCATCAAAGTTTTTTACTACGAGCGCGCTGTGTGTGCGATGGCGACCGCGTCGCTTTATGAGCGTTACCGCGGCGTGGATGCCAGTGCCAAGGGCGACAAGAAGGCCGACAGCATTGACAGCACCATTGATGAGCTGTGGCGGGATATGCGCTGGGCGGTGGCGCGTATCCAGGACAAGCCGCGCTGCATCGTGAGTCAAATCTGATGAAGACCTTTGCGCTACAGGGCGACACGCTCGACGCCATTTGTGTTCGGTATTACGGGCGCACTGAGGGCGTGGTCGAGGCCGTGCTCGCCGCAAATCCGGGACTGGCTGAACTGGGGGCGGTGCTGCCACACGGCACCGCCGTCGAACTGCCCGACGTTCAGACCGCGCCCGTGGCTGAAACTGTCAATCTGTGGGAGTAACGCATGACAGCAGAAGAAAAAAGCGTCCTGTCGCTTTTCATGATTGGGGTGCTGATTGTTGTCGGCAAGGTGCTTGCCGGTGGTGAACCCATCACTCCGCGTCTGTTTATCGGGCGCATGTTGCTCGGTGGTTTTGTCTCGATGGTTGCCGGTGTTGTTCTGGTGCAGTTTCCTGACCTGTCACTGCCTGCGGTGTGCGGCATCGGCTCCATGCTGGGTATCGCCGGTTATCAGGTGATTGAGATTGCCATTCAGCGCCGCTTTAAGGGCAGGGGGAAACCGTAATGCCGGTAATTAGCACACATCAGAATATCGCCGCCTTTCTCGACATGCTGGCCGTGTCCGAAGGGACGGCGAATCATCCGCTGACGAAAAACCGGGGCTATGACGTGATAGTCACCGGACTGGACGGGAAGCCGGAAATCTTCACCGACTACAGTGACCACCCGTTCGCACATGGCCGACCGGCGAAGGTGTTTAACCGTCGCGGTGAAAAATCCACGGCCTCCGGTCGCTATCAGCAGCTTTACCTGTTCTGGCCGCACTACCGCAAACAGCTTGCCCTGCCGGATTTCAGTCCGTTGTCACAGGACAGGCTCGCCATTCAGTTGATCCGCGAACGCGGTGCACTGGATGACATCCGGGCGGGACGCATTGAGCGCGCCATTTCACGCTGTCGCAATATCTGGGCGTCCCTGCCGGGTGCCGGTTACGGTCAGCGTGAGCATTCACTGGAAAAACTGGTCACCGTCTGGCGCACCGCTGGCGGCGTACCGGCTTAAACGGAGTAAACACCATGAAGAAATTATCCCTTTCACTGATGCTGAACGTGTCGCTGGCGCTGATGCTGGCACTGTCCCTGATTTACCCGCAGAGCGTGGCCGTCAGTTTTGTCGCTGCATGGGCGATTCTGGCGACGGTTATCTGTGTGATTGCCGGTGGTGTCGGCGTGTATGCCGCGGAGTATGTGCTGGAACGCTACGGGCGGGAGCTGCCGCCGGAATCGCTGGCCGTGAAGATTGTCACGTCGCTGTTTTTGCAGCCGGTGCCGTGGCGCAGACGGGCAGCGGCTCTGATGGTGATGGTGGCGACGTTTATCTCGCTGGTCGCTGCCGGGTGGATTTTTACCGCACTGATTTATCTCGTGGCATCGCTGTTTTTCCGGCTGATACGTACGGCCTGCCGTCAGCGTCTTGAGGGGCGGGAACCATGTCAAAACTGATGATTGTGCTGGTTGTGTTGTTATCGCTGGCGGTGGCCGGTCTGTTTCTGGTGAAACACAAAAATGCCAGCCTGCGCGCCTTGCTGGACAGGGCGAACAACGTCGCCAGTGAACAGCAGACGACCATCACCATGCTGAAAAACCAGCTTCATGTTGCCCTCACCAGGGCAGACAAAAACGAGCTGGCGCAGGTGGCACTGCGTCAGGAACTGGAGAACGCCGCGAAGCGTGAAGCTCAGCGCGAGAAAACCATCACGAGGTTACTTAATGAAAACGAAGATTTTCGCCGCTGGTACGGTGCTGACCTGCCTGATGCTGTGCGCCGGTTGCACCAGCGCACAGCCTGCGCAGACGCCAGTGATTGTCCACAACGCCTGCCCGAAAGTGAGCCTTTGCCCGATGCCGGGCAGTGACCCGCAGACGAACGGCGATTTAAGTGCTGATATCCGGCAGCTTGAGAACGCGCTGGCACGCTGTGCCAGCCAGGTAAAAATGATTAAACACTGTCAGGACGAAAACGATGCTCAAACCCGACAGCCTGCGCAGGGCGCTGACTGATGCCGTCACGGTGCTGAAAACAAGCCCCGAGATGCTGCGGATATTCGTGGATAACGGGAGTATTGCCTCCACACTGGCGACGTCGCTGTCATTCGAAAAGCGTTACACGCTCAACGTGATTGTGACCGACTTTACCGGTGATTTTGACCTGCTCATCGTGCCGGTGCTGGCGTGGCTGCGGGAAAATCAGCCCGACATCATGACCACCGACGAAGGCCAGAAAAAGGGCTTCACGTTTTATGCAGACATCAACAATGACAGCAGCTTTGATATCAGCATCAGCCTGATGCTGACCGAGCGCACGCTGGTCAGTGAGGTGGACGGCGCGCTGCATGTGAAGAATATCCCGGAACCTCCGCCGCCGGAGCCGGTCACCCGCCCGATGGAGCTTTATATCAATGGCGAACTGGTGAGTAAGTGGGATGAATGAGTTTAAGCGTTTTGAAGACAGGCTGACCGGACTTATTGAGTCGCTGTCACCGTCAGGGCGTCGGCGACTGAGCGCCGAACTGGCGAAACGTCTGCGTCAGAGTCAGCAGCGTCGGGTGATGGCACAGAAAGCCCCGGACGGCACACCCTACGCACCACGCCAGCAGCAGAGCGCCAGAAAAAAGACCGGTCGCGTTAAGCGAAAAATGTTTGCGAAACTTATCACCAGTCGTTTTTTGCATATCCGCGCCAGCCCTGAACAGGCATCAATGGAGTTTTACGGCGGGAAGTCACCGAAAATAGCCAGTGTGCATCAGTTCGGTCTGTCGGAAGAAACCCGGAAAGACGGTAAGAAAATTCATTATCCGGCGCGTCCCCTGCTCGGCTTTACCGGTGAGGATGTGCAGATGATTGAAGAGATTATCCTGGCTCACCTCGACCGTTAGTTGTGCCATTCCTGACACCTCATCGTCACATTGCCGCCGGTATGACCCGGCGGCATCCTTCCCGTTATGAACACTCTCGCAAATATTCAGGAACTCGCGCGCGCACTGCGCAACATGATCCGCACCGGCATTATCGTCGAAACCGACCTTAATGCCGGTCGCTGCCGTGTGCAGACCGGCGGCATGTGCACCGACTGGCTTCAGTGGCTGACCCATCGCGCCGGACGTTCGCGCACATGGTGGGCACCTTCCGTGGGGGAACAGGTGCTGATTCTGGCCGTAGGCGGTGAACTCGACACGGCGTTCGTTCTGCCGGGGATTTATTCCGGTGATAACCCCGCGCCGTCTGCGTCGGCGGATGCCCTGCATATCCGTTTCCCTGACGGGGCGGTGATTGAGTATGAACCTGAAACCAGTGCACTCACGGTAAGCGGAATTAAAACGGCCAGCGTGACGGCTTCTGATTCTGTTACTGCCACGGTGCCGGTGGTCACGGTGAAAGCATCAACCCGCGTCACTCTGGACACGCCGGAGGTGGTCTGCACAAACAAGCTGATCACTGGCACGCTGGAAGTGCAGAAGGGCGGGACGATGCGCGGCAACATTGAACACACCGGCGGTGAACTCTCATCAAACGGGAAGGTACTGCATACCCATAAACACCCCGGCGACAGCGGCGGCACAACCGGGAGTCCTCTATGACAGCGCGTTATCTCGGAATGAATCGCAGTGATGGCCTGACTGTCTCTGACCTTGAGCATATCAGCCAGAGTATCGGCGATATCCTGCGCACGCCGGTCGGCTCACGGGTGATGCGTCGTGATTACGGCTCGTTGCTGGCGTCAATGATTGACCAGCCGCAGACCCCGGCGCTTGAGTTGCAGATTAAGGTCGCCTGTTACATGGCCGTGCTGAAATGGGAAGCCCGCGTCACCCTGTCATCCGTCACCACGGCGCGCAGCTTTGACGGGCGAATGACGGTCACGTTAACCGGCCAGCACAACGACACCGGCCAGCCACTTTCGTTAACCATCCCTGTGAGTTGAAACCATGCCGATTATCGACCTGAACCAGCTACCCGCACCGGATGTGGTCGAGGAGCTGGACTTTGAAACCATTCTTGCCGAACGCAAGGCGACACTGATTTCCCTTTACCCGGAAGACCAGCAGGAGGCGGTCGCCCGTACCCTGACGCTGGAATCCGAGCCTCTCGTCAAACTGCTGGAGGAAAATGCTTATCGTGAGCTTATCTGGCGTCAGCGTGTGAATGAGGCCGCACGGGCGGTAATGCTGGCCTGTGCCGCCGGTAATGACCTTGATGTGATTGGTGCCAATTACAACACCACGCGCCTGATTATCACCCCGGCAGATGATTCGACCCTCCCGCCGACACCGGCAGTGATGGAATCTGACACGGATTATCGTCTGCGTATTCAGCAGGCGTTTGAAGGTTTAAGCGTCGCCGGGTCGGTGGGGGCCTATCAGTATCATGGTCGCAGTGCCGACGGGCGTGTCGCGGATATTTCTGTAACCAGTCCGTCTCCGGCCTGCGTCACCATCTCTGTGCTGTCACGTGAAAATAACGGTGTCGCATCCGAAGACCTGCTGGCGGTGGTGCGTAACGCCCTTAATGGTGAGGACGTCAGGCCGGTGGCCGACCGCGTGACCGTGCAGTCTGCCGCCATCGTTGAATACCAGATAAACGCCACGCTTTACCTTTACCCTGGTCCCGAAAGCGAACCCATACGCGCTGCTGCCGTGAAAAAACTGGAAGCGTACATCACGGCACAGCACCGGCTGGGGCGCGACATCCGTCTGTCTGCCATTTATGCCGCTTTGCATGTGGAAGGCGTGCAGCGTGTCGAACTGACTGCACCGCTGGCCGACATCGTGCTCAACAGTACGCAGGCGTCTTTCTGTACCGAATACCGCGTCGTGACCGGAGGCTCGGATGAGTGATTCGCGACTGCTGCCGACCGGCTCATCACCGCTTGAAGTTGCCGCCGCAAAAGCCTGTGCGGAAATTGAAAAAACGCCGGTCAGGATTCGTGAACTGTGGAACCCGGATACCTGTCCGGCAAATCTGCTGCCGTGGCTGGCGTGGGCGTTTTCGGTCGACAGGTGGGATGAAAAGTGGCCGGAAGCGACAAAACGCGCCGTTATCCGCGATGCCTATTTCATCCACTGTCATAAAGGCACTATCGGCGCAATCCGGCGTGTGGTGGAGCCGCTCGGCTATCTCATCAACGTGACGGAGTGGTGGGAAAACAGTGACCCGCCCGGCACCTTCCGGCTTGATATTGGTGTACTGGAAAGCGGCATCACAGAGGCAATGTATCAGGAAATGGAACGGCTTATTGCTGATGCCAAACCTGCAAGCCGTCATCTTATTGGCCTGAACATTACCCGGGACATTCCCGGCTACCTGTTCGCCGGTGGTGTGGCTTACGACGGCGATGTAATTACGGTTTACCCCGGATAAGTGAGGAATAATGAGCACAAAATTCAGAACCGTTATCACCACTGCCGGTGCAGCAAAGCTGGCAGCGGCAACCGCACCGGGAGGGCGGAAGGTCAACATTACCACGATGGCCGTCGGGGATGGCGGTGGTAAATTGCCTGTCCCGGATGCCGGACAGACCGGGCTTATCCACGAAGTCTGGCGACATACGCTGAACAAAATCAGCCAGGACAAACGAAACAGTAATTATATTATCGCAGAGCTGGTTATTCCGCCGGAGGTGGGCGGTTTCTGGATGCGTGAGCTTGGCCTGTACGATGATGCGGGAACGTTAATTGCCGTGGCGAACATGGCCGAAAGTTATAAGCCAGCTCTTGCCGAAGGCTCAGGGCGTTCGCAGACCTGTCGCATGGTCATCATCGTCAGCAGTGTGGCCTCGGTGGAGCTGACCATTGACACCACAACGGTGATGGCGACACAGGATTACGTTGATGACAAAATTGCAGAGCACGAACAGTCACGACGTCACCCGGACGCCTCGCTGACCGCAAAAGGTTTTACTCAGTTAAGCAGTGCGACCAACAGCACGTCTGAAACACTGGCCGCAACGCCGAAAGCGGTAAAGGCCGCCTATGACCTTGCTAACGGGAAATATACCGCACAGGACGCTACCACAGCTCGAAAAGGTCTTGTCCAGCTCAGTAGTGCCACCAACAGCACGTCTGAAACGCTTGCGGCAACGCCAAAGGCGGTTAAGACAGCGTATGACCTTGCTAACGGGAAATACACTGCACAGGACGCCACTACAGCGCGAAAAGGTCTTGTCCAGCTCAGTAGCGCCACCAACAGCGATTCTGAAACGCTTGCGGCAACACCAAAGGCGGTTAAGACAGCGTATGACCTTGCTAACGGGAAATACACTGCACAGGATGCCACCACAGCGCGAAAAGGTCTTGTCCAGCTAAGTAGTGCCATCAACAGCGATTCTGAAACGCTGGCCGCAACGCCAAAAGCAGTGAAGTCTGCCTATGACAATGCTGAAAAACGTCTTCAGAAAGATCAGAACGGTGCGGATATTCCGGGAAAGGATACCTTCACGAAAAATATCGGTGCCTGTCGTGCTTATAGCGGCGCTTTGAGCACTGAAGCCGGAAACTGGACAACCGCTCAGTTTATTGAATGGCTGGATTCCCGTGGTGCATTTAATCATCCGTACTGGATGTGCAAAGGCTCCTGGTCATATGCAAATAACAAAATCATTACGGATACCGGATGTGGTGATATCCACCTGGCTGGTTGTGTCGTCGAGGTCATGGGAACTAAATCTGCAATCACTATCCGAGTGACCACGCCAACAACATCAAGCGGTGGCGGTACAACCAGCGCGCAATTCACTTACATAAATCATGGGGACGGCTACTCCCCCGGCTGGCGTCGTGACTGGAATCGTCAGGGCGACTCAATGACCGGAACGATTAATCAGGATGGCGGAAGCCAGAATGCCTATATGTCTACGGCCTTATGTTCAGGCACCAGAGGCGGCAAAAAATATCTCAGAAAGTTTCGTGGTGGAGAAGGAGATACTATCTGGCATGAAACAGTTCAGGGCGGGGTAATTCGCTGGGCGACAGGAAACAATGACGCTCAGGAAGAATTATCACTCAGCTCCGCTTATGGTCTCCGTTCAAGAGGTGAAATTACATCACTCAGTGCTAATGGTCTGCGCATTGCTTATGGCAATTATGGATTCTTTATCAGGAATGATGGCGGCAGCACATATTTAATGCTGACGGCCTCTGGCGATAAATTTGGGACATGGAACGGCTTAAGACCGCTGACTATCAATAACGCCAATGGCGGAGTGTCAATGGGGCATGGCCTGAGTGTTACAGGTGATATTGTCTCAAGTACCAAAGTACGTGCCGGTAGCGGGAAAAAGTTCACGGTCAGCAGCAGCAATACATCCACGAAGGAAGCCGCATTCAATTTGTGGGGAAACTCAAGTCGTCCTGTGGTGGCTGAATTAGGTGATGATGCAGGCTGGCATTTTTACAGTCAGAGAAATACAGATAACAGCATCACTTTTGCTGTTAACGGGCAGGTATCACCATCTAACTATGGCAACTTTGATTCACGCTATGTCCGGGATATCCGGCTTGGTGGTGCTGCCACATACAAACCTGCGAACAATGGTATGACATGGACACATCAGGCACCGTCCGGGTGTGTATATTCCGGCATTATTGTTCAGGATACCGGCTCAAACTCTGCCGATAACATTGGTGGCGTATATTACAGACCGGTGCAGAAATACATTAACGGGACTTGGTATAACGTGGCACAGGTATAATTTATGCAGCATTTGATAAATATAACGGCAGGTAATCCAAAAACGGTTGAACAATATCAATTGACAAAGGACTTTGATGTTGTCTGGTTTTTTTCAGAAGATGGTAAGAACTGGTACGAAGAACAAAAGTATTTTGCTGATGACACGATAAAAATAGCGTACGACAAAGATAATATTATCCGCTATGTGGAAAAGGATGTGACAGCTATCAGACCGGATGGATTAAGTGTTGTTGAAGTGCCGGATATTACTGCTAACCGACGGGCGGACATTTCAGGGAACTGGATGTTTAAGGACTGTACAGTGATTAAACGAATTTATACGGCAGAGGAATTGCAGCAGCAGGCAGAAAATCGGAAAGCCAGACTTCTTGCAGATGCTGAATCCGTGATTTTGCCGCTGGAGCGCGCTGTCAGGCTGAATATGGCAACAGATGAGGAGCGCAGTCGACTGGAGGCATGGGAACGCTACAGTGTTCTGGTCAGTCGTGTGGATCCTGCAAATCCTGAATGGCCGGAAATGCCGCAATAAGTTGTATGAGCTCTGGTGTGAGCTTACATATCTATGGCACAGAGTAAAGCCTAATCTGAGAGTCCGCTCTGTGCCAGAAGTAGACGCACAAGGTGGGCGTGTCTTTTTCTTAAGCTACATCGGGCTCTTATATGGGGAATGAGAGTTTTTGAAACGCGGTTCTTCATGCTTCGGACTGTAAATTCTTGCATGATTATCTATCACAACTTTACTTCCAAGAATATCTCGAGCTTCTCCTAACGACCACACAGTAGAAAGATCATTAGTCAAATTTCGATAGAGAGCACGAAACCCCTTGGGTTTTTTAAGATCATATAAGAAATCAGGAACTTTAACTTTAAAATTAAAGGTCGGTAGTTTCGGAAGGGAATTAATAGCCGCAACAGTATTGTATACATGTACAAGCTTAGTTACAGGTACACCTTGTCTAGTCTTGAGCCCATACTTAGTTCGAATATAATCTGATTCTTTCGATACTTCAGTAAGCAATGCTCTTACTGACTTATTAGCTTGAGGCAATTCATTTTCATCAAACAAGCGCTTTATTTCTCGCATTTTCTCACGGGCCCTTACAAATTCGTTGTTGTCCCTTATGTTATAAGCAGCTTCAACAATACAACTTGGATCACCAGTTTCTTTTGCGAGCCATGCCGAAAATAAAGGAAGCGAAGTTGCTGTTGCTACAGCTTTACCACCAGAATGAATATCAATGAGATCATGACTTAACGAAGTGGAAAAGTTTTCTACAATATGTTTAGCATAGTCAAAACCATACTGACAGTTTTGGCTTAAATATGTCTGTTGATACGCCTGACGTAATGGATATAAAAAAGTATCTGCTTGAAGGTACTTAGCTGTGAGAGAATAAAATACTGCCCGATTAGCCAGCCATACAAGCGAAGCCACGAATGCTTTGATTGCATCTGATGCTTCACCAGCAGATGTGCCATCCCCCCATTTTGCTCCGGGAACTTTGTACCCCTTGCGAATAGGGTTGCCAAATCGATCGAGAAGTTCAACATCGCCATTTGTTCTATTACCAGACTCAGCAGCATCACGCAGTTCTGAAAAAATGGCAGCAGCAATGTTACCATATTTTTCAAACTCCTTACCTCCATCAGATAAGTTCTTCAGTGTTAGATGATAAACACTTGAACTAATGTCCCATGTACATATGATATGTGTCTGAAGAAGTTCAATTAGTTTTTTAAAATCGTCATTAACAAATGTTCCACCACGAATTTTAGGTTTCAATGCATCAGATATTTTTTTTGCTTCACTTTCAATTTCATCCAACCCATATTGTGCTTTATCAAGAAATAATATCTCTCTGAAACTTGAAATCCTACTCCCACGGTACTCTGGAATATAATCATCAACCGCGATAACGTGATCATAGAACAAAATAGACTGTATATAGTTCTCAAATGCTATTATGTCTGTATCTACTGAGTCCTTCGATCTTGTTTTTACTTTCCCCTCGATTCTTTGGACTGCAGTTAGAGTTGAATTATCAATCAGTGCGTATGTCATTTACATTCCTTAAATAAAAAACATTAATGGTTGCTCCAAAAATACTAGCAACCTTATTTCAGTGAAGTCAATTTTTTAACATTAATCATTTACACACGCTTGAAAAGTGATCGCTGAAAATGGCATTTACTACATTATCAAAGTTCCCATCGAAGATAATCGAAATTTTTCCCGGTAGCAGATATCGTGAGATTTAACGCTTTTCGCTCATAGCAGGCTGTCAGATTTGATAGCGTTTGGGCTATGTAAACTGTCAGTCGGAAAATGAGTGTGTACAAATCAGGACATGCGGGCGAATTGCCCGCATTTTCTTTATCTGTTGTTTCATCCACTGACCAGCCAGGTCAAATAGCGTCTCATGCACTGCCCAACAGAAAATAGTTGCACCCATTAACCACGGAGTTAAACGGATGAGTGACTATCATCACGGCGTGCAGGTGCTGGAGATTAACGACGGCACCCGCGTCATTTCCACCGTATCCACTGCCATTGTCGGCATGGTCTGCACGGCCAGCGATGCGGATGCGGAAACCTTCCCCCTCAATAAACCGGTGCTGATTACCAATGTGCAGAGCGCAATTGCAAAGGCCGGTAAAAAAGGCACGCTGGCGGCATCGTTGCAGGCCATCGCCGACCAGTCAAAACCGGTCACCGTTGTCGTGCGTGTGGAAGACGGCACCGGCGACGACGAGGAAACGAAACTCGCGCAGACCGTTTCCAATATCATCGGCACCACCGACGAAAACGGTCAGTACACCGGACTGAAAGCCCTGCTGGCGGCGGAGTCGGTAACCGGTGTTAAACCGCGTATTCTCGGCGTGCCGGGACTGGACACCAAAGAGGTGGCTGTTGCACTGGCATCAGTCTGTCAGAAGCTGCGCGCTTTCGGGTATATCAGCGCATGGGGCTGTAAGACCGTTTCCGAGGTGAAAGCCTACCGTCAGAATTTCAGCCAGCGTGAGCTGATGGTCATCTGGCCGGATTTCCTCGCATGGGATACGGTCGCCAGTACCACCGCCACCGCGTATGCCACCGCCCGTGCGCTGGGTCTGCGCGCTAAAATCGACCAGGAGCAGGGCTGGCATAAAACGCTGTCCAACGTCGGGGTGAACGGTGTTACCGGCATCAGCGCGTCCGTATTCTGGGATTTGCAGGAGTCCGGCACCGATGCTGACCTGCTTAACGAGTCAGGCGTCACAACGCTGATTCGCCGTGACGGTTTCCGCTTCTGGGGTAACCGTACCTGCTCTGATGACCCGCTGTTCCTCTTTGAAAACTACACCCGCACCGCGCAGGTGCTGGCCGACACGATGGCTGAGGCGCACATGTGGGCGGTGGACAAGCCCATCACCGCAACGCTGATTCGCGACATCGTTGACGGCATCAATGCCAAATTCCGTGAGCTGAAAACAAACGGCTATATCGTGGATGCGACCTGCTGGTTCAGCGAAGAATCCAACGATGCGGAAACCCTCAAGGCCGGAAAACTGTATATCGACTACGACTATACCCCGGTGCCTCCTCTTGAAAACCTGACCCTGCGCCAGCGTATTACCGATAAATACCTGGCAAATCTGGTCACCTCGGTTAACAGCAATTAAGGAGCCTGACCGATGGCAATGCCGCGCAAACTCAAGTTAATGAACGTCTTTCTGAACGGCTACAGCTATCAGGGCGTTGCAAAGTCCGTCACGCTGCCAAAACTGACCCGTAAACTCGAAAACTATCGCGGTGCGGGGATGAACGGAAGCGCACCGGTAGACCTCGGCCTTGATGACGATGCGCTGTCAATGGAGTGGTCGCTCGGGGGCTTCCCGGATTCGGTTATCTGGGAGCTTTACGCCGCAACCGGTGTGGATGCCGTGCCGATTCGTTTTGCAGGCTCTTACCAGCGTGACGATACCGGCGAAACGGTGGCCGTAGAGGTGGTCATGCGTGGCCGTCAGAAAGAAATCGACACCGGCGAGGGTAAACAGGGAGAAGACACCGAGTCGAAAATCTCCGTGGTCTGCACCTATTTCCGGCTGACGATGGACGGTAAGGAGCTGGTCGAAATCGACACCATCAACATGATTGAGAAGGTGAACGGCGTCGACCGGCTGGAGCAACACCGCCGCAATATCGGCCTGTAATTTTCATCCGGTCAGCCTGGCTGACCGGTTAACCCCGATTCAGAAGTGAGAAAACCATGAACAAAGAAAATGTGATTACCCTGGACAATCCGGTCAAGCGTGGTGAGCAGGTTATCGAACAGGTCACGCTGATGAAACCCAGTGCGGGGACGCTGCGCGGTGTCAGTCTGGCTGCGGTCGCAAACTCAGAAGTCGATGCACTGATTAAGGTGCTGCCGCGCATGACGGCACCGATGCTGACCGAGCAGGAAGTCGCCGCGCTGGAACTGCCTGACCTTGTGGCGCTGGCCGGTAAGGTGGTCGGTTTTTTGTCGCCGAACTCGGTGCAGTGACGCTTCCGAAAAATCTGTCGGTCGATGACCTGATGGCGGATGTGGCAGTGATATTTCACTGGCCGCCATCAGAACTGTATCCCATGAGCCTGACCGAACTCATCACATGGCGCGAAAAGGCGCTCAGGCGAAGCGGAAACACGAATGAGTAACAATGTAAAATTACAGGTATTGCTCAGGGCTGTTGACCAGGCGTCCCGCCCGTTTAAATCCATCCGCAGAGCGAGTAAGTTGCTGTCGGGGGATATCCGGGAAACACAAAAATCACTGCGCGAGCTGAACGGTCACGCATCCCGTATTGAGGGATTCCGCAAGACCAGTGCACAGCTCGCCGTGACTGGTCATGCACTTGAAAAGGCACGGCAGGAGGCCGAAGCCCTTGCCACACAGTTTAAAAACACCGAACGCCCGACCCGTGCTCAGGCGAAAGTGCTGGAATCCGCAAAGCGTGCGGCGGAGGACTTACAGGCGAAATATAACCGCCTGACAGATTCCGTTAAACGCCAGCAGCGGGAACTGGCCGCTGTGGGAATTAATACCCGCAATCTTGCACATGATGAGCAGGGACTGAAAAACCGTATCAGTGAAACCACCGCCCAGCTTAACCGGCAGCGTGACGCGCTGGCGCGTGTCAGTGCGCAACAGGCAAAACTTAACGCAGTCAAACAGCGTTATCAGGCCGGAAAGGAACTGGCCGGAAATATGGCCTCAGTGGGCGCTGCCGGTGTGGGGATTGCTGCTGCGGGAACGATAGCCGGAGTTAAGCTGCTGATGCCAGGTTATGAGTTTGCGCAGAAAAACTCAGAATTGCAGGCTGTGCTCGGTGTGGCAAAAGACTCCGCCGAAATGGCTGCACTCCGCAAGCAGGCGCGCCAGCTCGGTGACAACACCGCCGCCTCAGCGGATGATGCGGCCGGTGCACAGATTATCATTGCGAAAGCGGGTGGGGATGTTGATGCCATTCAGGCGGCAACGCCGGTCACGCTGAATATGGCGCTGGCGAACCGCCGCACAATGGAAGAAAACGCCGCCCTGCTGATGGGGATGAAATCCGCCTTTCAGCTTTCAAACGATAAGGTCGCTCATATCGGGGATGTTCTCTCCATGACGATGAACAAAACCGCCGCTGATTTTGACGGCATGAGCGATGCGCTGACCTATGCCGCACCAGTGGCAAAAAATGCCGGTGTCAGCATTGAAGAAACCGCCGCAATGGTCGGGGCGCTGCATGATGCAAAAATCACAGGCTCAATGGCGGGGACGGGAAGCCGTGCCGTGTTAAGTCGCCTGCAGGCACCGACTGGAAAAGCATGGGATGCACTCAAAGAGCTTGGCGTGAAAACCTCAGACAGTAAGGGAAACACCCGACCAGTATTTACCATTCTGAAAGAAATGCAGGCCAGCTTTGAGAAAAACCGGCTCGGTACTGCCCAGCAGGCCGAATACATGAAAACCATTTTCGGGGAGGAGGCCAGCTCAGCCGCCGCTGTGCTGATGACTGCCGCGTCAACCGGAAAGCTGGACAAACTGACCGCTGCGTTTAAAGCCTCAGACGGGAAGACCGCAGAGCTGGTAAATATCATGCAGGACAACCTCGGCGGTGACTTTAAGGAGTTTCAGTCCGCTTATGAGGCGGTGGGGACAGACCTGTTTGACCAGCAGGAAGGCGCGCTACGTAAGCTCACGCAGACGGCCACAAAGTATGTGTTAAAACTCGACGGCTGGGTACAGAAAAACAAATCACTGGCGTCAACCATTGGCCTCATTGCCGGTGGCGCGCTGGCGCTGACTGGCATCATCGGTGCAATTGGTCTTGTAGCCTGGCCGGTTATCACCGGCATCAATGCCATCATCGCGGCAGCAGGCGCAATGGGGGCAATCTTCACGACGGTTGGTAGTGCCGTTATGACGGCCATCGGGGCGATTAGCTGGCCGGTTGTGGCTGTGGTGGCCGCCATTGTCGCCGGGGCGTTGCTTATCCGTAAATACTGGGAGCCTGTCAGCGCATTCTTTGGCGGTGTGGTTGAAGGGCTGAAAGCGGCATTTGCGCCGGTGGGGGAGCTGTTCACGCCACTGAAACCGGTGTTTGACTGGCTGGGCGAAAAGTTACAGGCTGCGTGGCAGTGGTTTAAAAACCTGATTGCCCCGGTCAAAGCCACCCAGGACACCCTGAACCGTTGCCGTGACACGGGCGTCATGTTCGGGCAGGCACTGGCTGACGCGCTGATGCTGCCGCTTAATGCGTTCAACAAATTGCGCAGCGGCATTGACTGGGTACTGGAAAAGCTCGGGGTCATCAACAAAGAGTCAGACACACTTGACCAGACCGCCGCCAGAACTCATGCCGCCACGTATGGCACCGGTGGTTATATTCCGGCGACCAGCTCTTATGCAGGCTATCAGGCTTATCAGCCGGTCACGGCACCGGCTGGCCGCTCTTATGTGGACCAGAGTAAAAACGAATATCACATCAGCCTGACGGGTGGTACTGCACCGGGGACACAGCTTGACCGCCAGTTACAGGATGCGCTCGAAAAATACGAGCGGGATAAACGTGCGCGCGCCCGTGCCAGCATGATGCATGACGGTTAAGGAGGTGACGAAAAATGATGCTCGCGTTAGGTATGTTTGTTTTTATGCGCCAGACGCTGCCACACCAGACCATGCAGCGTGAATCAGATTATCGCTGGCCGTCAAATTCCCGTATCGGTAAACGGGATGCCTATCAGTTTCTCGGTGTAGGTGAGGAGAACATCACACTTGCCGGTGTGCTTTATCCCGAACTGACTGGCGGAAAGCTGACGATGACCACGCTCAGACTGATGGCAGAGGAAGGCCGGGCGTGGCCGTTGCTGGATGGCACCGGCATGATTTACGGCATGTATGTCATCAGCAAGGTGAGTGAAACAGGGAGTATTTTCTTTGCAGACGGCACACCACGGAAAATTGATTTTACGCTGTCGCTCACCCGCGTTGATGAGTCACTGGCCGCGCTTTATGGCGATATCGGTAAACAGGCGGAATCGCTCATCGGTAAGGCTGGCAGTATGGCGACTAAATTCACGGGTATGACGGGGGCGGGATAATGCTGGATGCGCTGACATTTGATGCAGGCAGTACGCTGACGCCGGATTACATGCTGATGCTCGACAGCAGGGATATTACCGGCAATATCAGCGACCGTCTGATGAGCATGACCCTGACGGATAACCGGGGCTTTGAGGCTGACCAGCTTGATATTGAACTGAACGATGCCGACGGGCAGGTCGGGCTGCCGGTTCGTGGCGCTGTCCTGACGGTGTATATCGGCTGGAAAGGTTTTGCCCTGGTATGCAAAGGGAAATTTACCGTTGATGAGGTTGAACACCGGGGCGCGCCGGATGTGGTCACCATCCGCGCCCGGAGTGCAGATTTTCGCGGGACGCTCAATTCCCGCCGTGAAGGCTCATGGCATGACATTACGCTCGGTGCGATTGTTGAGGCGATAGCCTCCCGTAACAGGCTGGAAGCCAGTGTCGCTCCGTCACTGGCCGGAATAAAAATTCCACACATCGACCAGTCGCAGGAGTCTGATGCGAAATTCCTGACCCGTCTTGCTGAACGCAACGGCGGCGAGGTGTCGGTAAAAATGGGAAAACTGCTGTTTCTCAAAGCGGGGCAGGGGGTGACGGCCAGCGGTAAAAAAATCCCGCAGATTACCATCACCCGCAGCGACGGCGACCGTCATCATTTTGCGATTGCTGACCGTGGAGCTTACACCGGCGTAACGGCAAAGTGGTTACACACCAAAGACCCGAAGCCGCAAAAGCAGAAGGTAAAACTGAAACGCAAAAAGAAAGAAAAACACCTGCGCGCACTGGAGCACCCGAAAGCGAAACCGGTCACGCAGAAGAAAGCGCCAAAAGTACCGGAAGCGCGCGAAGGTGAATACATGGCCGGTGAAGCTGACAACGTTTTTGCCCTGACCACGGTATATGCCACAAAAGCGCAGGCCATGCGCGCCGCTCAGGCGAAGTGGGATAAACTGCAACGGGGTGTAGCGGAGTTCTCCATCAGCCTGGCTACCGGTCGTGCAGATATTTACACGGAAACACCGGTTAAAGTGTCAGGCTTTAAGCGCGTCATAGACGAGCAGGACTGGACCATCACTAAGGTGACACATTGTCTCAATAATAGCGGCTTCACGACGTCCTTGGAGCTTGAGGTAAGGCTTTCTGATGTGGAGTACGAAACAGAAGATGATGAGTGACGTGGTTTATTTATCTGTTTGTTTTATAAGGATAAATTAACTAAAATGGCACCATCAACAAAACCGGAAGAGGTGCTCGCGATGTTTCATTGTCCTTTATGCCAGCATGCCGCACATGCGCGTACAAGTCGCTATATCACTGACACGACAAAAGAGCGTTATCACCAGTGCCAGAACGTGAATTGCAGCGCCACGTTCATCACTTATGAGTCGGTACAGCGATACATCGTGAAGCCGGGAGAAGTCCACGCCGTAAGGCCGCACCCGTTGCCGTCAGGGCAGCAAATTATGTGGATGTGA